AACCAATATTTGGAACCTTCCCAACCCTCAGTTTTACAAGCCCATACAATACCTTCTCCGATACCCTCAACATCGAATGCTTTACCAACAGGACATTCTTTTTCAACCTCTTCAACCTTTTTAGCCATCTTTTGTGCAGCCTCTTTTGGATTGTTGAAATCAATTGTCATCTTATATGTTGGGAAATCTAGAATGTTGAATATATCTTCTTCTTGTAATTTGATATATGCTAATTTATCATCAGATATCCAAGTATCATCGATTTTGACAGCAAAAATTACAAACATTTTATCAAGCTGGTTCAGTGCAACTCCCTTTTGGATATTACCACCACACCACTCACCATATAATCTAACTACTTCTGGTGTATAACCTAAGTCATCACCATATACTTTCATTATTTTTGCAAGAAGGTCATCCATCTTCTTTGTGTAGATGAATGCGGCAAAACCACCATTATCATCTGTTGGTGTTAAAATTCTTTTTCTTGATTGTACTTGCATCTTATACTCAAATGCAAGTGGGTCCCATTGCCAAACAATTCCACCATTGGAACCGTGTAGCTTAACCGTACCTCTAAAATCAAGAATTGGTAATTCCTTATCTTCATCATAGATTGGGTCCTCATTTTCGTCAACCCCAGTAAATTTAGCTCTATGTGAAACATTTTGTATCACATTTCTAAACGCTTCTATACTAGGGAATTTAAATACTTTATTTTCCATTTATTTATATATTTTCTAATGATTTAGCCATTTCTTGAATCTCTTTAGCTGACTCTAGCGAATCACATGTGTTTTTATCTTTTCTCCACTCTACAACACTTGGATGTAGTAGTGACCAATTTCCGTCAACATCTTGTGAAAGTCCAGAACACTTAACTTCCATAACTTCACCAACTAAGTTATCACCAACTTTAGTGAACTCCTTCATCTCTTTCTCCTTAACACCCCTTGCAGTGGTTTGGATTAAACCATCTGATGACTTCAATTTGAAACCATTGATGAATTCCTCGTATTTTGTACCTTCATTACCAAATACTGGTTCAACAACTATCAAATCAATGTTCATTTCAAGTTTCATCTTGATTTGATATGTTGGTTTACCATCTTTCCAAATACCATCAGATGACTTAATGATTGTACCCTCAAGTCCACGTTCTTGTGAATCTAAGAAGTGTTCCATTGCTTCACCGTAATTATCAACTATTACAGTTTCAACAACTGAAATCATCTCTGGTGCAACATCAATAATTCTATCTTGTAATAAGGAAAATCTTTCTTCATATGGTTTTTCACATTTTTTAGCGAAATACTCATCAACACTAATAATATCCCAGACAGTAAATCGCATACTATTAATTGCATCTTGGAAGTTACCGTGTTTCTTTTCAAAAGCTAAAATCTTTTTGTTGGTTACTGTCTCACCACGCTCTTCGGCCTTCTTTAAAATATCCATGATTGATGAAACCATCCCATTTGCCTCATAACGGTCAAAACCATCAATGGTTAATTCACCATTTAAAACACAATCTGGGAAATTAGCTAGCTCATTCAAAAATGGTGCATCTGTTAAATAAGAAACCTCACCTTGTCTTGATAGTAATTCAACCTCACCATTTCTTATAATAGCATTACGGTAAGTACCATCCATCTTTATTTGTGAGAATACTTTCTTCCCGTTTCCAAACAACTTCTTAGCTCCTTTAATAGAGAATGATTTAGCACCCATATATGGTGTTTCCTCAATAAGATTGGGAATGGCTTTATTAATGCCAGTATCCATACCAATCTTAAGGTCTTTCTTAATAACACGCTCAAGAACTTCTGCATCATCTTTATTTAGATGTTCTAATGTTGTTTTAACAAATTCAATTGCAGCATTACCACGAACCTCTCTTTCTGTCAATACCTTCAAATCATTCAAAGCTTCTGAAAGTGTATAACTTGTATTTAGTGAAGGTTCATATTCTGGGATTTGTTTAATCCAGAATTTAACTCGTCTTGAGTTAGCTTTATAAAGAACCTCTTTTAACAGTTCATTATCAGCATGCTCAGTTAGTTTATCACGCTTATCGTTTTTACCACTTATTGAGGCAATCTCATCTAATATTTGCTTAATCATTCTTAATATTGTTTAATTTATAATTCAATGTATTCAATCGGTATACCCACTTGGATTGCGAATTCTATTTCACCTTTAACACCATCAGACTCTTCCCATCCATCTAACATTAAAACAACCATTTTATCACACTTAGCAATAAATGTTTCACAATAGTTCTTCCAGAACTTCCAATCAGATGGCATTTTATGAAATGTCAATAATGTATGCCCATATGCTATCGGTGATATTGCAACCTTACCCTCAGAGACTATTTTAGCTGCAAATTTAGAGACTTTTAAAACCCTATCTTCAACTATACTCTTATCTTCATGTGAATAAGGTGATGATATAAATATTAAATCTGACATTACTGACTTACCGTTTCAATTTTTAATAGTTTCTCTAGGTAGGCCCACATTGGCTCTGCCATTCTATCTCCAGTGTAAATCGCATTTCTGAAATCTTCATATTCTGAGGAATACATATCGACTTTACCACCATGTTCAATATTAGCTATCCTATCAGCCAACTTAATTATTAAAGCATCTGGATTAGACTTGATTTTTGGGTACGTCTTAAATTTCTTCTCTTTTCTACCTCGACCTTGTTCGTCAGTAACACAGTAAGTAATCTCAGCAATGTCATTGCCGAAATAACGTTTAATTTTATTGAATGATATTGCACCATCCTCCATAGTATCATGTAAATAACCACCGATTAAATACTTATTACCAAAATCAAAACGTTTCAACACTTCTACAACGTCATCAAGATGTTTTTCATAAGGAAAAATATCATCGTAAGATTGATTTCCATGTGCTTTAACTGCTACCATTCTAGCTTCTCTAACTAACTTGTCTGTATATTCCATAATTACTATTTTCATACAAATATAAGGATTTATTTTCTACTGTGCAAACCTTTTCTTAACAAAATAGTATGGTCTATGAAAACAAGCCATTATTCATTCGATTTACACGCTGTTGAGTAATGTGGTCTGGCTCTTGTATTGGAGACTTAGCCATTACAAACTTAATTTCATTATCTTTAATAAATTTATTAAGTATTTTAGATATGTCATCGTAATTTCTCATCGAATCGTGAAATTATTATAATCTAAAGTGATTGAACCTCTTAATTTATTATCACAATAAATACCACCAATTTTTACACCTTTATTTGAATTTGAATCATAATGTCTAAGCATTATTTTGTTCACTAAGTTACCATCAATATTTTCCTTAATTGACAATTTTTTATCTATAAAATCAGTCGAAAAATCTTCATATATAGATGTTGTGAATAATATTGGTGTTCTAACTATTTTAATAAATTCCAATAGTTGACTCATGAATGGGATATAAGTATTAACTGTAGATTTTATTGTATGTTGTGCATCATCTACAATAATTAAATCAAATTTCTTCCCTCTAAGATAAGATAATATTACATCAATTGAAGTACTATGTGGGAATGATTTAAATATCATACTACCTTTAATAGTTTTACTAAATTCTGGTATATCCACTTTTTTAATATTTTTACTATGTGTTAAAATATTTTCCATTAAGTGTTGTTGATATATTGTGTTATGTGATGAAATTAACAATACATCGTCACCAAGTATAGCTCGATTTAATAATATATTTAATGCTATCGTTGTTTTACCAAATGAAGCTTTAGTACCTAAAATATTAATTTTATCTTTATCAATACCGTTAGGTAATACATTATCAATACATTCAATCCCTGTTTTTATCATCTTTTTCAATTCCTTTTTTCATTCCATAATATGTTCCAATTGCATTACCAATTAAGAATGCAATTACTGGTCCCCAAGAACCAGTCAATAAAGAACTAAGTCCAATACTCATCGATATTAACCAAGTGAATGATAACAAAACACTAGTAAATAAAGCTGGCTTCATATCTCGATTACTCGTATGTATTATATTGAGTGTCCTTAAATAGATGTAAACCAGTTGGGATGCGAATACTATCAATGATGATAGCCAAATATTACTTAAAATATAATCCATTAGTCTTTTACAAATAAAGCATCATTATGCATATCAAGCATACTTCTAGGTATCACGATTGGTGCTTTTATAATATCCTTTGGTAGTACATCGTAATTCTCATGTATTAAAGGTCTATGTGTTTCTTCTTCTAAATAATTAAACCACACATCATCACCTAACATTCCATTGTCTATTGCAACAACCTCAACTCTTGATTCACCAGAATCGAATTTTAATCTTCCAGTATTTCCTACTTCTATATCCATAATTAAAATTTAAAAGCTCTAGGGTTAAACCCCTAGAGCATTTTGTACAACTTCTTATTATCGTAGTTAAACATGAATTCCTTCACACTATCTACTTTACCATCGTTTAAGGAGAAATATAATCCAGCAAAATCTTTCAAATCTAATTTCCCAATCACTTCGAAAACAGCCATCGCATACTTCTTCTTCTCCTTTGGTGTTATATTCTTTGGTTTCCTATCCTTCAACTCATTCCATCCTTCTTCCAATCTAGAAATCAAATCATTATAACTAGTATGTAGATTAGTTATTTCATCAGCCCTTTCTGGGAAAGTAGCGATAAACTCATCAATTTCGTTTGTCTTTACGACACTCATAATTGCATGTTCAGATGTTTTAGACTTCAAGTGGTGAACCGCAACATAAGCTGGGTTCTTTACCTTAATTCTATTGAAATCTGCATCTACTACAACATAACCTTCTTCATCCCAAGGCATGTCTTCAAGTGTTCTCTCAAGAACACCAACATCCATATTCTTAGACCTATTTAAATCGAATGACTTAACTAATGGGACATTAATGAATTCCTCAGCTTTACTTCTTAAAATATGGTATGGTAATTCCTCAAGTGTATTTCTATTTCTCATTGTAAGCAATGTAACAGAAGACTCACCGTGTGGCTTTACAACAATATTGTATGGAGTTGTTAACTCAAATACATATACAAATGTCTTCTCTAAGAATCTAGAGTCAGGAGTAAGGCCGTACTTATCACTAACTGTGGCCCAGAACAACTCATTGAATGTTGTACCCAATTTGTTATTTACTTCACCTTCACCCTCAGCTGTACCAGTTGTTGCTGCCCACCAAGTATTCTTATTCCAGTCCCAATAAAGGTGAATCATTGTACCATCACACTTCTCAAGGATGTGTGCTGTATTCCAATCAATCTTTGCAGCGTGACCTTCGGCAGCATTGAAGAACTTAAAGAATGGTAAGGACATAACCTTCCATGTATCCTTTTCAAGTACTATACCCCTAGCTTCTTGTACTACCCTTTCACCCATAGATGACTCTATTTGGTCGTATTTTATCAATACCTTGTTTGGGTAGTCCCTAGATTTAAGCCTAAAGTCCTTCAAAGTCTTATCAAGACCGTGTTCTTTTATGTACTTTACTAATTCTAACATGATTTTATTTATTTAAGTTACAAATATAAACAAAAAAAGAGGAATTAACAAATAATTCCCCTTTAATTTGTATTTTTTCTTTATTTTTACTATCGATATACTTTTCTAGTAGTTCCATCACTATAAATTTCAATTACAAGACCATTTTCATCTGGTTTTACCTCTTGACCCATTAAATTTACAGTCTTTACCAACTCTTTACCACTAATTCGGTTATCAATAGAGATGATATCGAAGGTTTCTTGCTGACCATCATGGTCAACTTGTGTTAAACGGTAATAATTTACACTGTTTGGGTATTCTCTATCTATTATTTCATAGATTATAGGGGATGTACTATTACCAGCACCATCTACATATTCAATACTCTCCCATACCTTACCATCAGAACTACGCTCTAACATATAATAATCATTATTCACCTCAGTAGCACTAACCCACTTTATGTGATTATTTTCACCAACCTTATAGCCATCAAATGATGTTAATTCAATTGGTAACATTGAGTTATTAAAGTAATATGGACAAAAATCAACAAAACCAGTACAAGGACCATTAAAAAAATCATCCAGAGGTGTGTTCCAAGTATTACCATCCATACACCAAGTATAAGTGTTACCTATAGTTAAACCAGTAAAGGTTAAACCAGTTCCAACTACCCCACAAGCACCATCATATAAAATAAAGTTTGAATATGTTACATTAGCACAATCATATAAAACACCAGAATTAATTGTTACTGATGTACTAGATGGTGTGAAGGTCCAACATACCGTT